GTTCCGGCACCGTGGTTTCTTCCGATGGGGTGAATTGGGTCCAAGGGACTATGCCATCCTCTTCCAACTGGTATGCCCTTGACTACGGAAACGGCACTTTTGTGGCTGTTTCCAGAACCTCTGGCACCATAGCGGCAACATCCGTAGACGGGATCAACTGGACTGCCAGAACCCTCCCAGCAACTGCTGCTTGGGCTGGTGTGGCCTACGGAAACAATAGCTTTGTGGCCGTGGCAATCGGACCCTCAACCACGGCGGCAACGTCTCCGGACGGCATTACTTGGACTTCGAGAACACTTCCCTCGTCCGCCAACTGGTCTAGCATCGCCTTTGGCGGAGGTAAGTTTGCCGCAGTCGCATATACGGGCACCGTAGCAGCCACAATCGACTACGCCGTCAACGCCACGTTCTTCGTCCTCCCCGTCGTCGCGCCCAAGGCGGGCACAACTGCATACGTCAAGGCGACATAATGGCCAGCAACATCGCTAACACCGTCAACTTCGGCACCACCGGCCTCAACGTCGGGGACTACACCTACTCGCTCTATGCCCTGTCGGCACCGGGGTATTTGCCGTTGAATAGCGCGACGGCGTCTTATCTGACGGCTAGCTATCCGGTCTTGGCTGCGCTGGTGACGACGCCTGTGACGGCGTTTGCGGCTACCACCAGAACCTTACCTGCTTCTTTGCTGTGGCAATCTGTAGCTTACGGTAACGGGATATTTGCAGCCGTGGCTTTCGGAACTGCTACCGCCGCTAGTTCGACTGATGGGGTAACGTGGACCGCAAGGGCAATGCCGTCTTCGCAACCTTGGATTTCAATCGCATATGGAAATGGTACTTTTGTAGCAATAACGCAATTATCCTCCGTTGCGGCAACATCGCCAGACGGCATTACTTGGACGACCAGAAGTATGCCGTCTTCGCAGCAGTGGCTGGCCGTTACGTTTGGAAACGGTGTCTTTGTCGCCGTAGTCAACGGTGCAGCTATCGCCGCTACTTCTCCCGATGGTATAACGTGGACGGCTAGGACGTTGCCGTCTGCCACAGGTTGGAGTGGGGTGGGGTACGGAAATGGTGTTTTTGTGGCTGTGTCCCAAGGTCCGTCAAATGCCGCCGCGACCTCCCCTGACGGTATTACTTGGACAGCTAGAACATTGCCGTCTTCGCAGGATTGGTCAAACGTAGCTTATGGAAACAATACTTTTGTCGTCGGTTCTGGCACTGCTGGAACGACCATAGCGTCCTCTTCAGATAATGGTGCAACGTGGTCTTCGCGCACAATGCCATCTTCCTCACAATGGTATAATGTTGCGTTTGGAAATAACGCTTTTGTTGCGGTAAGTTTTAACTCTACCGCAGCCGCCACTTCTCCAGATGGGGTTACTTGGACAGCGAGAACAATGTCTTCTAGCGCCCAGTGGCATTTTCTTACTTACGGCGGCGTGCCGGGGGCGCAAAACTTTGTCGCCGTAGCTCAAAGCTCCGCTTCAGCCGCCACCATAGCCTATTCCGTAGCCCAAACCACATTCACGCTCCCCGTTGTCCAGACCCTCACCGGCACCACCGCTTACATAAAGGCGACCTAAGATGCTCACCTATTACGCTTATGACAGCCAAGCTATCTACACCAACCCCGTGACCTTCGACCCCTACGGGCCGATCCCGCCCAACTCAACGCCTATCGCGCCTCCCGCTCTCACGGGCACAGAGGTCGCGCAGCTCCAGTCTGACGGCTGGGTGATCCTGTCCGAGCGTCCTCCTGCACCGCCTGAGCCTACGCCCGCCCCGCCGCCCCCCGTGATCCTGAACAAGGTGGACTTCCTTCGCCTGTTCTATCAACAGGAGCGCATCGACATCCGGGCGGCTGGCACGGTCAACGGCATCATTGCCGACTACCAGTACATGCTCGACGCGGCCACAACCGTCAGCCTGCAAGACCCAGACATCTTGACTGGCATCCCCATGCTTGAGGCCGCTGGGCTTCTCGGTCCCGGTCGCGCTGCCCAAATCCTTGCCAACGAGCCTCCCGTGCCGAACGGTGAAGAGCCCCTCCCTGACGAGGCCATCGTATGAACCAAGACGCCTTCCTGACGAAGCGCAAGGGGATCGTGGGCTACGCAGCCCGCGTCTTCGTGGCCCTTGACCAACTCCTGAACGCGCTGCTTGGCGGTGATGAGGACGAGACCCTATCGTCACGCCTCGCCAAGGACGCCCGTCGCGGTCGTTTTGTTGGCTGTGTGCTCTGCAAAGTGCTAGGATGGATCGACAAAGACCACTGTGAGAAAGCGATTGAGCGGGACGAGGGGAAGCGCCCCGGCCAGTACGATCCGCCTAAGTAAGGTACGCCATGCCCGAGAACATCATAAAGATACAGTCGCTGCCGGGTATCAAGCGCGACGGTACGCGGTTCGAGGGCGACCAGTACGTTGACGGTCAGTGGGTCCGCTTTCAGCGCGGGCTGCCGCGCAAGATCGGCGGCTTCCGCACGATCAACAAGTATCTCTCGGAGGTCAGCCGCGCCCTGCACGCCTACTCCGAGGACAACCTGACCTACGTCCACAGCGGCTCGGCCAGCGGGATCGAGCGCTTCTACATCGACGAGAACAACAACACGTCCGTCATCACCGACAGGACGCCCCTAACGGGCTTCACGGCGGACGCCAACAACATGTGGCAGTTCGAGGTGCGCCACCCCCTCGGCGTCGGTGAGACGACTAAGATCGTCGCTCAGGTCGCCACCAACCTCGGCTCTATCGTCAACAACTCCACGGGCGCGCTCTTCTACGGCGACTTGACGGGCCTTGCCCCTCTGGTGCCCATCACCCTGCCCCTAGACGGCGTGGCCGATGGCGGCGTCGTGGCTCTGGGTCCTTACCTCTTCTTCTTCGGATCGGGCGGGTACATCGGCTGGGGTGTTCCCGGATCGGTAACAGACCTGAGCGGCACGGGCAGCGGCGCTGTCAACGTGACGGGTCAGAAGCTCGTGCAGGCCAAACCCCTGCGCGGCGGCGCGGGCAACTCCCCGTCTGGCCTCTTCTGGTCCGCTGACAGCCTGATCCGCGCGTCCTTCGTGGGCGGCGACGCGGTCTTCCAGTTCGACACGATCTCCGCAGAGAGTTCGATCCTCGGTGCCAACACCGTCATCGAGTACGACGGCATCTTCTACTGGGCTGGCGTGGATCGCTTCTTGTCCTTCAACGGCGTCGTGCGAGAGGTGCCCAACACCCTCAACGTCAACTACTTCTTCGACGGCCTGAACAACGAGTATCGCCAGAAGGTCTTCGCCTTCAAGGTGCCACGCTACGGTGAAATCTGGTGGTGCTACCCGCGCGGCGACGCCACCGAGTGCAGCCACGCCGTCATCTTCAACGTGCGTGAGAACACTTGGTACGACTGCGAACTGCCCAACGGCGGGCGCTCGGCGGCTACGTCCCCGTCCGTCTACCGCTACCCCCTCGCCACGGGCGTCGTGCCTGACGCATCGGCCATTGAGTTCCGCATCACAGAGGCTGGCGACTTCCGCATCACAGAGGCCGGTGACAGCCGCGTCACCGAGGAGAGCCAGCTAGACGGCTACAAGCTCTGGGTCCAAGAGATCGGCGTTGACAGCATCGACGGTATCGACGTGCAGCCCGTGCTGTCCTACTTTGAGACCGCTGATATTTCCCTGCCCGTGCAGCAGCAGGTCAACAAGGCCATCCAAGTTTTGATGATCGAGCCTGACTTCGTGCAGTCTGGAGACATGACGCTGGAAGTCCATGGCCGAGCCAACGCCAGATCGCCGGAGGTCGAGAGCACGCCCCTGACATTCCCGGACATCCCCAGCATCCTCACGCCGCAGCAGCAGGTCCTGTACCTCAAGGAGCAGCGCCGTGAGCTGCGCTTCAGGTTCACGTCCAACGCCATCGGCGGCGACTATCAGATGGGTCTGATCCTCGCGCACATCCAACCCGGCGACGGCACGGTGATCGGGTGATCAGCCCCGTCAACATGAGCTTAACAGACTGGGCGGATAGTGTTATCCTCTCCATCAACGACGAGCAGCTCTTGGGCCGCTTGGACGACGAGACGCGCTGGCAGGACTGGGCAGTTGGACTGCTTAAGTCGGGAACTTTTAGCGCGCAGACCCTCCCTGATCCCTATCAATTCTCGGACTGGAAAGACTGGGCGATGAGAGCTTACATCATGCTAGAGGTGAACTGATGGCTAGAGAAGACTTTGCCGTTCGGGGTATGATGCCAGAGATGAACCCTAATGAGGTTTCGCCTTCCTACGCGCCCATGGGCAGCGGCTACAACCTATCTCCAGAAGTCCTAGCCCAGTTGGCTGACCTCGGTGTCAATCCCTACGGCGGGGGTCAATTTCCTATGGCAAACCCTGTCAGCTCGCCCTTGGCCGTTCGTGGCATGCCTGAGATGAACCCCGCTGAGTTTTCTTCGTTGGCGGTGCCGGGAGTTCCTCCCGCAGTTCAAGAGCAGGCAAAGGCCGATTTGGCATCCGATCCGAACGTGACAATTATTCCCGGATCGCTAGACGATCTGTCTCGGTTTGGTGGCCTCGGTGGCCTCGGTGGCTATGAGGCAAACTCCAGCGGCGCACCGCAGGGGCTTCCGACCTCCTACGCCTTCCCCGAGAACTACGGCAACCCCAAGAATAAAATCTACAACCTTACGGCTGGGCCGGAGGACAACATCCGTCTGAAGTTCACTGACGGCACGACGATGTTTGAGGGCAAAGGTCCAGAGGCAGCAGCCAAGGCCGCAGCCATGGTTCAGGAGTTGGGTAAGAAGTTTAACACCCAGTCCACATGGATTTTGGACAAGCAGACGGCTGGCGGCGATTGGAAACAGGTGTCTCAGGACACCGTGGGTGAGAAGAAGAAAACTGCGCTCAACTCATTCTTGGACGTGGTTGCGCCTATTGCCGGAGCACTCCTTGCGGTGGTTCCGGGTGTGGGTCTGCTTGCCGCCCCCGGACTATTGGGTGGCGCGGGCGCTGGCCTCGGCTTGAGCACCGCCACTGCTGGCGCTCTGGGGGCCGCTGGCGGCTCCTTGCTTAACAGTGGGCTACAGAACCAGAACTCGGCGGAGGCCTTCAAGAAGGCTGCTCTGGCGGCTGCGAGCACGTACATTGGCGCTAAGGTTGGTTCGGCTGTCTCGGGTGGGGGTGGGATTTCCCCAACTAGCTTAGACCCAACTTCGGCTGTTGGTATTCGAAATCTGGCGGCTAAAGGGTTTTCCCCTGAAAAAATCGCTGGGCTGGCTACTGCTGCTGGTGAAAGCCTTACCGCCGCTGAAATCCAAACGATTATTACAGCGGGAGCCACAAAGGCGGCCACAACGGGACTTGCTGGTGCTGCTGGAGACGTTGTCATCAAAGGCCTGACCACGGGAGCTGGTACAGCCGGTGCGGTTGTTGGTGGAACCGCTGCGGCAGGTTTGGCTGGGGCCGGTGGCCTTACCTCTGGCACAAGCGGTGTGACCAACGCGGCCACCAACACTCAGTCAGGCCTCGACGCTGCCGCAGACGACGCGGCAACCAACACCGTTCAAGTCGCGGGTACTGGGGCACCTGTTGACACAAACGTGGGCCTAGAGATCGCTGGTGGACTTGGCGGCAACGGGATCACCAGTGGTGTCACAAGCGGAACCAACACCGACTTTCAGGTTGACAAGGGAAAGAACGACGCCGAGCTTGAGGTTGAGGCTGACAAAAGGCCTGACACCCAAGTGGGCCTAGACATTGCTGGTGGGATTACTGGCAACGGGATTACGAGTGGGGTCAACACTGACCTCAAAGTCGATACGGGAAAGACTGACGCCGAGCTTGAGATTGAAGCTCGTAAGAAAGCTGAACTTGATCGAGTTACTGGTGTACCTGTCACTACGCCCACCCAACCAACTACCCCTGTAAACCCAACACTTGACACCACAGTGGTTACGGCAGAGCCCAAGCCTGTCAAAGAGACTTTGACGCCAACCCCAGTTGTGACGCCGACAACTACGCCGACACCGGGGCTTGATACTGTTGATGTCCCGATGCCAGACAAGCCACCTGTAAAAGAACCCGAACCTTTGGTTCCTGTTCCCCCTATTGACGGAACAACCATCGTCACGCCCAATGTCAACCCCACACTTAATCCACCTACAAACCCCTTAGATGTGGTTAAGGAAGTTCTTCCGCTTGTTCCGCTTGTCACTGGTTTGGTCGATGGTGGTGGTGGTGGTGGTGGTGGTGGTGGTGGTGGCAACACCCTAACCTACCCCGGCGGCACCCAACCCGGCACGCCCGGATCGCTCGGTGGCGTCTTCACTGCAAAGCTGCCCACGCCCAACCCAGCCCTAGCCGTCACACCGCGCGACATGGGCAAGCGCGACTGGCTGCGCTATGGCTTTGGGCCGGAGGCGTCCTTCTTCAGCAATGTGCCGGATCGTCAGGCCTTGGCGGTTAACCCCGCGCCTGCGGCTCAGGTGGCCCCTGCGGCTCAGACTAGCCCTGCCCCTGTGGCTCAGACAAGTCCGCTGGCCGTCAACCCAACACCATCGCCCGTCATCGAAGAGATGCCAGCCCTGTCCGAAAAGCTCAATGAGCCAACACCCGATCTGGCGGTTAAGCCTGACGCACAAACGGCAGGGGTTCCATCTATCGGATCAAAAATGCCCGATATGAGCCTTTTTGAAAATATGCGTGACAACGGGCGTGATCCAAATTGGGTTCCCCCTCCTGACCCACATGCAAATTGGACCCCAGAGCAACGCGCAGAGCACAAGGCTGCCGTCAAGGCCGCTTACGATAAGGCTACATCCGAAGGCTGGGCCGCTGCTCGCGGTGGCTCAACGGACGGCGCACCCCATGGCGGACACGGCACCTCCCGCAAGCCTCGCACAGAGTTCGCCGTACACGGCGCAGGCACCGGGCGCAGCGATGACATCCCAGCCGTCCTGAGCGACGGTGAGTACGTCATGGACGCTGAGACCGTGGCCCTACTTGGCGACGGATCGAGCAAGGCCGGTGCCGAGAAGCTGGACCAACTTCGTGTTAACCTGCGCCGACACAAGGGCGCAAACTTGGCCAAGGGGCGCTTCAGCGTCAACGCCAAGTCCCCTGAGAAATACCTTGCCGGAGGGCGCGTGAAATGACTTCAGTGGTACCAACAGACATAATAGCCAATCAATCCGGCCCGATTGCGGCGACTTCCACCGCCACGTCTCCCGCCACCACGACGCCAGCCGCACCGGCCACCCAGCCATCCAGCCTGCTATCGAGCAGCGTGCCCCTAGCGCCGTCAGGATCGACGACGCAGACCGTCCTGCCCGACTGGTACACCAACTACGCGCAAGACATCCTGTCTCGTCAGGCTGCCGTGGCGGCCACGCCATACCCCACCTATCAGGGGCCGCGTGTCGCTGACTTCACTGGCGATCAGCAGTCTGGCTTCAGCATGACCAGAGAGGCGGCTACAGCGGGCAAGGGGGTCGTCAGTGACGCTCTTAACGCCACGCGAGGCAATCTTGGCCGATCAAGCCTAAACGCCGCCCAGCCCTATCTAACGCAGGCTGGCGCACTATCTGGCGTCTCAGCGGCCACGCCGAACCTCCAGACGGGCGCGGACCTCTTGCAGAAAAGCACGCAAGGCGGTGGGCTAGAGACCGCCCAACCCTTCCTTGCGAACGCTGCGAACACGTCTGTCGCCAACATCGGCGCTTACATGAACCCCTATCAGCAGCAGGTGGTTGATCGGATCGGGGATATGGGCGCGCGCACGTTGCGCGAAAAGCTCCTGCCAGAAATCTCCGACCGCTTCATTGGCGCAGGCGGCTTTGGCGGATCGCGTCAGGCCGAGGCTACGGGCCGCGCCATTCGTGACACCATGGAAGGGATCAGCGCCGAGCAGTCCAAGGCGCTACAGGCCGGATACGGCGAGGCCGCTGGCTTGTCGCAATCGGATCTGGCACGTCAAGCGCAACTGGCGCAAATCTCCGGCGGGCTAGGCACGGCGCAGCAAGGCGCATTGCAAGCCGCTGGCACCGGGATCGCCAACATCGGCACGTCCTTGGGCAACCTCACTGCCGATCAGCAGCGGGCGCTTGCGGGCCTTGGCGAGACGACGGGTCGCCTGTATGGAGCCGACACGGCGCAGACCAACCAGACCGCCGCTCAGATGGCGTCTATGGGTGAGCAACAGCAGCGTATGGGCCTAACCGGCGCAAATGCCTTGTTGGGTATTGGTGGGATGCAGCAGGCCTTGGGCCAGAAGAACCTCGACACGGCCTACTCTGATTTCTTGCGTCAACAAGAGTATCCGCAGGGGCAAATCAACAATATGATGGGTGCCTTGCAAGGTGTTAAGAGTGCGGTGCCTTCGGCTACGTTGCAGGAGAGCTACGCGCCTTATAACGATAGTGTGGCGGCGGCTAAGGCGGCTTCCTCTACCTCTGGCGCACAAGACGCAGCGGCGGCTGTGGCTGCGGCGCTGGAACTTAAAAAGCTGTTCGGAGGGGGTTAAGACATGGCCATTCCATTCAAATACAAGGCACCTGATCTAGAGGTTCCAATCTTTGAGACCGGCGGACTGTCAGCCGTTGAAGCAACCGACCCTTACGCCGTTCAACAGAAGATGGCCCTAGAGGCCAACGCCTCGCGATGGAAGGCCAAGGAGGAAGCCTTGCGGGCTGCCCGCATGGATACGCCAGACAAGATGGATCGGATCACCCAAGCCCTCTTGGCCTTTAGCGCGCCAACGCGAGGCAACAATTGGGCGGCCCTAGGCAATGCGGCCAAGAGCCTATCGGCCACCGGAAGGGATATTGCCGACACCGAGCGCGAACGTGCCAGCCAACTTGCCCAACTTCGCGCGCAGCAAGAGGACGCAGCCGCGTCTATCCGCGAGAAGTATGGCTTTGCGGGGGCTCAGGCGCAGCAGGCTATGAAGCTCAAGGAAATGGAAAGCGACACGGGTTTTAACCCCGTGACCGGCGCTCTGATGGTGACAAAGGGTCGCAGGGCTGGCGAGACCATTGGTGGCAGGCAACCGGCTTCGACGGGTGCGCCGGACGTGGTTAATGTCGGCGGCGCTAAATTCTTCCGCGATCAGAAGGGTGATCTTAAGCCGCTGCCTAAAGAGCCAATGTCACCAGAGGAATATGCAGATCGTGCGGCCAAGGCGACAGAGGCTAAAGATTTGGCCAAGGCCGCTTCGGCTGCAAAGATCGCCCTTCCCGCCGCAACCAACGCGGTCAATCAGGCGGTCAAGGATGTTAAATCTTTGATCAACCACCCCGGCATGTCTGCCGTGGTTGGTTTTGGATTTGACCCAAGCAAAGGCGCTTTTGGTCCAGCCAAATTCCCCGGATCGCGTGCCGCAAACTTTGACGCCCTATACAAAAAAGTAAAGGGCGGATCATTCTTGCAGGCTCGCGAGGCGCTCAGGGGCGGTGGTCAGATCACAGACTTCGAAGGCAAGAAGGCCGAAGACGCCATGGTCGCAATGAGCACAGCGCAAAACGAAGAAGAGTTCGTTAAGGCCTTGAATGATTACAACGGCGCAATGACGCGCGGCTTGGCGATCTTGGCCAACACGGCGCGGGGTAACTTCACGCCGCTTGGTCAGGCCCCCGCGAGTGGCAGCCAAAAGGTCAGGTCGTTTAATCCTAAGACCGGGAAGATTGAATAATGGCTATCCCCATCAAGGCCCCCAATGGGGAAATCGTCAACTTTCCAGATGGGACGCCCGACAGCGTTATTGAGAAGGCGATGGCCTCTGAGTATGGAAGCGGCGTAGCCCCAACGACCATCGGTGAGAACGACGCAGAGGTGGTTGTCACGGCCAAGCCCAAGAAGTTGTCTTGGCTTGACGTGCCGGGTGAGGCTTTGGCTAACGCTCCTGAAAGCGCAGTGGAGTTTGGCAAGGCCATTGTGCAGCCGATCCTTCACCCCATTCAGACGGCCAAGAACTTCCGCGATATTGGCGCTGGCCTCATTCAGCACGTCCGCGACCTGTCTCCAGAGGGGATGCAAGGTGACGCGCCGCGCATGGACACCAAAGCCTCCGACGCAGTTGGGAGGTTCTTCATCAAGCGTTACGGCAGCATTGAGGGCCTAAAGAACACGATTGCCACCGACCCGGTTGGCTTTGCTGGCGATCTGTCACTGGTCCTTACGGGCGGTGGCGGATTGGCTGCACGGGCACCCGGCGTGGTCGGCACGGCGGCTAAGGCCGTGCGGGCGGCAGGGGCGGCTGTTGATCCTTTGGCCGCAGCCGCAAAGGTTACGGGCAAAGTTGGCCGCGCCACAGGCGAGGTCGCAAGCGCAGCCTTGGGCTTCACCACGGGCGCTGGCGGATCGGCCATCAAGGAAGCGGCCAAGGCCGGTAGGCAGGGTGGCCAGTTCGGTGAGACCTTCCGGGCTCACCTGCGCGGTCAGGCTCCCATTGAAGATGTCGTCAGCAGCGCCAAAGACGCCTTGGGCAATATGCGTATGGAGCGCTCTGATGCCTATCGCAGCGGCATGGTTGACATCAAAAACGACGCATCCATTTTGGACTTTACAAACATCGACAAGGCCCTCGGTGAGGTGCGTGACCGTGGTTTCTACAAGGGCAAGGTCATCAATCCCGAAGCGGCCACCGCATGGGACAAGATTGACGAGTATGTCCAAGATTGGAAAAACTCTGACCCGGCTGAGTTCCACACGCCAGAGGGCCTAGACGCCTTAAAGCGCAAGATTGGCGATGTTCGCGATAGCTTGGAATATGGCAAACCGGCCCGCAATGCAGCCAATGAGGCATATGGTGCGGTCAAGGCGGAAATTTCCAAACAAGCCCCAGCCTATAGCAAGGTGATGGGCGACTACGAAACTGCCAGCAAGGCGCTTGAGGACATGGAAGTATCCATGAGCCTCCGCCAAAAGACCGGCGTTGATACGGCTGCCCGCAAGCTTCAATCCATCATGCGGAACAACGCCAACACTAACTATGGGCGACGCGAGCAGCTTGGGCGCACGCTTGAGGATTACGGCGCAAAGGACCTATATCCAGCCTTGGCTGGTCAGGCCCTGTCACCATTGCCCCCTCGCGGCCTGAGCGGCATGGCGTCGGCTGTTGGTGCGGTTGGTGGCTTTATGGCAAACCCCGTGGCGGGCGGTCTTGGCTTGGCTGCCGCATCACCTCGGATCGTTGGCGAGGCCGTCTACGGCGCTGCTAGAGCCGCTGCGCCCGTAGCAAAGGCCACAAAGGCCGTGAGCGATCTTTACAGCAAATACCCCGTGGCACCTGCGGCAGCCGCCGTGGGGCGCTTGGGCCAAAGCCCTGATGATCTGGAAGCGCTGGCCAACAAATACGCCACCGATAAGCCCAAGCCAAAGGCGCAAGCGACCGGCGACGAGATTGAGCCTGAGGTTGCCGCCATCTTGGCTGAGAACGCCAAGGCTGATCTACCGATCAGTGAGCCCCAGTTCAACGAGCTGGTTGGCCGCGTCGTCCAACAAGAAAGCGGCGGCGACCCCAACGCAGTCAGCAACAAGGGCGCTAAGGGTTTGATGCAGGTCATGAGCCACACCGGCTTTGATCCGGGCATGGGCGTCGAGCCGATGCGTGATGACAGCCCGGAGGAGAACGTCCGCTTCGGGCGTGATTACCTCGCGGCCCTGCTCAAGCGCTACGATGACGTGCCCACGGCCCTAGCCGCCTATAACTGGGGCTTGGGCAATGTGGACGAGTGGATCGCGGGCGGGCGCAAGGGTGAGCTTCCGGAAGAGACACAGGCCTATATTCGTAACATCGTGGGTGAAGGCGAGTGAGGTATCGCCCCCACCCCTAACTCAACAAAGCCAACAAAGCCGGAGAAACAAGCTCTTCCCTCTGCACGTCATACATCTTCTCAAGCTGAATAGCCCTAGCGGCAGGAACGTGACCGCGCTGTCGCCAGTTATAAATCGCCTGATGGGTGACGCCTAGCTGATCGGCAAGAGCTAGGGGGCCACCTGCTAGTTCGATGATCTTTTCAATTCCGGTCATGTTGTTCTCCTTGGGTCTTTGTAGTGCAATCAGTCGGTTGCGGCAAAAGGCTTGTCGCCCAGCGTCGCGGCCTTGTGCTGCTCGAAGGGCACGTAGGTCCACGTCAGGCCGCCGTCCTTGGTCTTGGCGATCTCGTCTCCGTTCTTACCTGTCGCCAGCATCGTCTGGATGCCTTCGGGCCTGACCAACTCATTGTGGGCCAGTTCGATGGTGATCACCTCATTGAGGGCCAGTTCGACGGCATTGAGGGCCACGCGCATCTCGATGTGGTCGTCGTAGCCTCCATCCATGATCAGCTTCGCATAGCGCGGGGTGTGTTTATTAACCTCCGCCACCGCCTTGCGGGCGATTAGGGTGTATCGGTCTGGGGCTCCTTCAGAACTCATCGCTAAGGCCCTTTCCATCAAGCCAATTATCCAAAATTCGATGCAGTTTTTCGCGGTCGGCTTGGTGCCTAGGGGAAATGCC